CGCTCCTGCTACCGTACTAGCACCAGTGCCACCATCAGCAACCGCTAAATCCGTAATCCCTGTAATCGAACCACCAGAGATAGTCGCACTTAGTATTATAAGACTGCCAACAGTGTCACCTGATTGTATCTTGTCTGTGTTTAAATTGACAAAGTTTGCATCTACCTCGTTATGAGTAAGCGCACTACCTTTGCCAGCCCGTGTAACGATAGTAGACATTTATCTTCCTTAGCTCAGGTTCACAGACAACGAGCCGATAGCAATCTTGAAAATATCGCCAGTATCAATCGTCTTGGATACGTCCAAAGCAGTGTGATACAGCAGGTTACCGCTAGTAGAAGCGTCCAGAATACCGATATAGGCTACGGTTCCCCATGATCCTGTGGCTTGCGGGAACTCAACCGCAGCACTGTTGGTACTAGTGCCATTGCTGGGAGAGCCAAAAGTAACAGCAGTCCGAGCATAAGAACCACCAGAAACTTCTGTACCAGTATTAGCATCTGTAGGATCGCTTGTGTAAAGACCGACATAAACAGTCGCAGGGCTTGTATAGCTCGTGTTACGCAACGTGGCGTTAATTAGCGCTGTCTCTAAAAAATTACTCATTTCTGCCATGACTACTCCTCGAATTTGTTTCTTTTGCTGCGGTTTTCAAACTGGGTAATAACTCTTAAATTCCAAGGAACGTGTAATCCACATACGTTTTTACCCATTAAAGGAACTATGTGATCTACCTCATATTTAGTCCTAGTTTCCTTAGTTTTTAACCTAGCCTCAATGTAAAAATTTTGTATCTGTTCTTTTAATGCTTCATTTATCCATGTAGGTACAGCATTTCGTTTTGCTGCCCTTGCTAATGCTTGCCAAGAAAACTTTGTATATTTTGTTTTCTCATAACATTTTTTAGCTATTGCTTTATATCTTTCCTTGTTCTTGTTTTGCCATTCGTTGGCTTTTTTAATCTTATATTCTTTGTTTTTTTCATAGTTATCATAATGATATTACATTGCTTTAGCACGTTCTGATTCAGCATTTTTATCGTACCATTTTTTTTTGCAACTTTAGCGCAATCCTTGCACCAGCGATGCAACCCATCCTTATTTGCAGCACATTTAGAAAACATCTCTAAAGGCTTACTAACATTGCATTTTGAGCAATGTTTCACAGATTTACCTCACGTTATAAGACATTGACATAGGTTGACCACTGTACTCACTAGACTGGTCAGATGTATTGATTGCAGTGATTGCACGCTCATACAGAGCAGCCCAAGTCTGAACCCTTGCATCATTCATCAGATACGGCTCTGCCTCAGCCAAAGACGCATACAACAGCGCATCAGGATAATTTGCAAGGAATACGTTAGAAGCAGTGCTGTCACTCAATACGGTAGGCTTACCGTAGTACAGCATTTGCAGTGTGTATGATGTGTCTGGAATCGGGGCTAGCTGCATCTCAGAGCCAAGCACCGTGTAGTCCACTGGCTTACCACTCTCAGTAGCCCTAGAAGTCTCGTAGAAGCTGTTAGGAGCCTTGTAGCGCAGGGTTGTAACCGGAGTCGTGTTGAGATGAATATCGCGCATCTCTAGGAAGTCTGTCGGGAGTCCAACAGTTGAATCACCGCCAGTAGTTGTTGCCGTAGCCACAACCAGCATCTGACGGGTTCTAATATCTCGCTGTAACCGTGTCTCAGCTAGTCGGATAAAGTCAGGGATAACCGACGTTAGATCGCTACGAGCAAGGTAATTTGCTATCGTAGTCTTTAGTTCCGAGTAGCTAGTAAACGCCATGTTATTCCTCTAATTGCTCAAAATCTTTCCAGCCATACTCGTAAGTGCCAATGTGCCGGATGTGCATCGATAACTCATGGTCTACATACGTCTGAAAGCCCTCAGAACCGGCTTTAACGCAGAAATAGACATCCTCACCACATACACCACTACTACCCCAGCCAGCATCAAACCAAGGCCGTCCTGTCTTCTCAAATACCTCTTTGCGGATCATCACAGCACCAAAGCCAACCGCTGTCACTTCCTCAATCCCTTGTTTGCCGCGAGAGTCTATGTTTTCCCACTTATGCACCAAGGTTTCGCCATCCATGTACTTCGTCATTAACTTAGCCGTAGGTGTCACCGGCTTGCGTCTTGTTGTAGCATTCACCCCAACAATCGGCACATTACGACTTAGCAGAATTGTAATTATGTCAGGCGGGAATCTCATGTCACTGTCGATAAACAGGACAGCATCACAGCCTTCCTTTAAAGCAACTTCTGCCAACTTCTCACGCTGGTCAAAGATCAAGGTTCCCGGCATTGTGTAAAGGCTTAGTCCACCTTTACCGTCCTTGCATCTAACGGAAGCATCGTGTGCTGCCATCTTTGCGAAGTCGAAAGCAAAACCTGTATGAACCTCATCCCGGCATGGGACACAAACACCAACTCTCATATTGTTCCTCGATACGTTTTCCAGATAGCATTTTCAGGATCGTTTAGCCATTTAGCAAATCCAACATCATCCACGACCTGAAATCCCTTCATTATTCCACGTTGATTAAGTACATCAATCACCGTGAATGGGATTCTAGCTACGTGATGAAGTTCGTTTAAATGACCTTTGCGCTGCTTATCAAAATCTAATTGAGCTTTGTTAGCCTCAATGATTTCGGTAACGTCCTGTTTTGTTTCGATGATTATGCCGCCATCACCGTCTGCATGTACTGTCTGAGTCCGTATCGGGTTGCTCATAAATTCCTTAGTTGTAGGTAGCCCCCACCGTTAGGCAGGGGCTATTTGCTACTTAATTACAGAGACATATCAAGGTCAGCGATAATGCCGTGAGCAGCCTCGTTCTTGATTTCAATAGTAACTTCAGCCAGAAGCTGAGTATTCTCGCTATCGCCGGTCTTAGCCAGATCATTAGTCTGGAAAGGACGCAGATATGCCAAAGCTGCGTATTCTGGATCGATAATCAGAGCGTCACGATTACGCATAAAGCGGTTAGGAACCACAGAAATTGTCGAGAAATCCGACATATAGACATCAGCAGCGCCGACGATAGTGGTTGGTGTGTTACCGGGAGCCATGTAACGCTGTGCAGCGATACCAGCAAACGACGAAACCTTCTGCTTACCAGCAGAGCCAACCATCAGAATCTTAGGCGAACCACCCGAATCAAACACCTCAGCAACAACAGTCTTCAGCAGAGTCTCGGTGAAAGTACGCTGTGTACCGTCAGTACGAGTCGATACGCCGATAGTTGCAGGATCAGAACCACCCGAACCAACCGAGCTATTGGTCTTGATCCACGACAGCAGCGAACCCAGCTTACGGGCAGTTGTCGAAGTACCAGCCGAACGACCCTGATTAGCCAACAGGATGGTTTCCAGATCGCGCTTGAGTTCAGCGGAAGCCTTAGCCAACTGATAAGCCTTTTCAGACTTACGACCAGCCTTGTTCACTGCATCCAGAGTACCGGAAACCTGAACAGTCTTCTGAACGATCTGAGTGTAGTTACCCAGACGAACGGTAGGTGACAGGGTTGCGGAGCTTGCATCAGCGCCTTCAACAGCAGCGTTAGCAGTGGTAGCAGCAGCCAGCGAGTCAGTCTGCCACTCGTGATAAACAGCAGTAGCTTTAGTCTTGCCAATAGAAGACATGAATGGTGTCTCAGTTGGCGAGATGTCATAGATGATGTCGGTCAAATCTTCGCGCTGACCAATAGCGCTGTGTGCGGTAAATGTTGCCATGATTAACTACTCCTATAAGAATTTCTCAAATGCTCTTGCGGCATCAGCGACCCTTCCGGATTGCTTTGCTCGCGCCTTTAACTTACGCAATTCCTCGCTCTGGCTATCACGAGGCTGAGAAACACCCGACTTAATTACCTTCGGAGCTTCACTAACCTTCTTCGTTATGCCCGGCTTTGCAGACTGTAACTTGTCATACTGCATTGCCTTGTATAGCGTCAGAACTGCCCGCGAATCATAAACATTCGCTAATTCGCCATCAGAGAAACCAGCCTTTAAGCCAAACTCCCGTAGCTGCTGCCTGATTGTTTCACCCTTCTGCGGATCAGCATACTCAGGAATTGCCTCTGCCAGCTTACGAGCTTCGGCCTGTACTACATGACCAAGCTGCTCCTGACGTTCCATTTCCTGCTGCTGTGCAATTCGCTGACGTTCGGCCTGAACTTGAGCTAATTGCTTTTCCCGCTGAGAGAGTTCTGCAACCTTAACAGCGTACCCAATCGGGTCATTCTCTTTAAGGTAATCCAGATTCTCCTCTTGCGGCTGCTGGTTGAGCATCTGCTCTATAACCTGCAACCTATCCGCATACTGATCTCGAAGTTGTCTAGCTTCATCGATACGCTGGCGCTCTGCTTCAACCGCCTTGCGCTCCTCAGCTACGGCTTGCGATTTCTTTGTATAGTCTGTGCCAAGTTGATAAGACTTGATTAGCTCGTCTAGGGTTACCTCACGTTCCTCACCAGCGGCTTTAACCCGGTATTTCGGAGGCTCCTCTTGCTCATCACTTTCATCATCTTGTTCTACCTCTGACTCGTCTGATTCATAAGATTCAGGCTCATCAGATTCGGCCTCGCTATCGTTGGCTTCGGTCTGTGCTTCAGGTTGTTCCGGTTCGGAGCCCTCGTCACTGCCCATAAGACCCAAAATAGCGTTAGCTGCACCACCTACAGTTAACTCCGCATTTCCCGATTCGGGAGTCGTGCCTTGAGTATCGCTCATATATATTTCCTAAATTATATCGGGAACCGCCCGATTCGGGTTACAAAATCTTTAACCGCTTCTCATCTATGAGCTTCTGAGAAACAAGTCCCTCTAAGTAAGTCTCTATCAATTCCAATGCCCTAAGTTGCATATAAGCGTTCTCACGTACCTCTTTATCGTTCATATCGCTCATTGCAAACTTGTTAATCTCTACCGAGCGTAGTTCCTGCATCATCTCTTGGAACCACTCGTCTCGTAGCATATGTTCAGCCCATGCTGATTTATCCATTACATAACCTTATTCAGATTGCCAAGCTCACGGATTGCCTTTAAGACAATATCGGCTTGCTTGTTACGGGATTCCTCGTCAGCAATGTCCATAGCTAGAATAGCCTGAAGCTGTTTCACCGCAAGTTCTGCTTCCCTTAGACGCATATCCGCCGCATCGTTCTGCTGCTTCATCTGGAGTTCTATACCTTTACGGGTATATTCTGCTTCCAATGTCTGACGCTCCAGATCCAACTTAGCCGCATCAATCTGCGACTTAGCTTGTGTCTTCTCACGCTCTACCTGCATTAGCATTTGAGCCACTTCTGCCTGTGCATCTGGTGTTGGTGGCTGTGGCTGAGACAATGCAGCATTCTGCTCAGGACTAATCTCGTTAAGGAATACAGACGCATCCTTAAAGCCAGCAGCCTCAATCATACGAGCCAAGGTGTCACGGTACTGAGCAACGCTAACCAATGGATTCGATGGGCCATAAGCCTGAATGATCTGCTCTTGCTTCTGGCTAATCATATTCAGCATAGCCAGCTTCTGCTCACGGTCACCTGAACCCAGACCAACATTAACCGATACGTCGTACTCATTAGCCCATGTACGTGGATCAAAAGTCACAAACTTGCCACGCATACGGACAATCTTGGCCTCATCCTGATACTTGCCAAGCAGGTGCAAAATGCCTCTAAACAGCGACTTAACGCCAGTCTCAGCAAAGATACGAGCAATCAACTCCAGCTTGCCAGAGTTAGACTTCATCATCGCAGCAATAGCCGTAGCACTCACGTTATTGAGCACATCCGGATCAAGACCTTGTTGCGAGTCGCTAACACCTGTACGCTTAGCCTGAACCTGATCCATGTACTCCAGCATCGGGAATGCCTGAGCCGTAACAGACGGAACCTCAATCGGCATCACAGCGCCGGGAGACTTCATGCGGATAATACCGCCGGGTGTTGCATTAAGCGCATCATCTAGGTTGACCTGACCATCCACTACGCCAAGACGGGCATTGTTAGTCAAGTACAGGTTATCGAGCATCTGACGGGTAACCGTAGACTTGATAAGCTGGATGTCCATCGTCCGATCAGCTAGCGACTGACCAAAGAACTTATGCGGAATAGGAATAGGACACAGGCTATGAAACGGGATTACATCGCATTCCTCATCGTCCAAAATCTCACTGCCAGCGTACAGAATCTTACGCAACTCAGCGATACCGTCACCGTTAACGTCAATGTAGATATAGCACTCGTATACCTCAATGACCTGCATTGCAGGATCTAGGCTGATGTTCTCGTCTGGCTGCTCACCCTGAGAGAACCTTGCTACTCGCTCAGGCGTAAACTGCAAGTCATCGTAAGAAGGCAAGCCCTCAACTACCTTCTTCTTAAAGCCCATAGCAATCAACTCGCTACGAGTCATCAAGCGACGATGAGCCACAAACGGGCTATCCTGAATAGTTCTTGCCGACTTGCTAATTAGGAATTCTTCTGGCGGTACGTTCTCAATCTTTACGCAGCCGTATTCCTTAGACTTCTTGATCTTTACCTCGAACTTAGGGATCTGAATCGGCATACCCATCATATCTATGCCGCCATCCATGAACTCGACTTCCTGTTCGACCACCTCAATGCCGGGATCAGACAAGAGCATAGCCAGTTCATCTTCGCTCAGGTTCTCGTACTTCTCAGTCTTAACGTCTTCCTTTTCTTCCCAGTACGCTTTGACAACGCCAACCTTCTGCATCAAGGCATCTTTGAACCAGTTGTGCAGGATCAATAGACCATCGTTCTCACGATAGAACACCCAGTTACAGTAGTCTGTGGCTTGTTTAGCCGATTCCTCATCCTCTGGACGAGTAGGCTCAAAGTAGACAATATCCTCAGTTGTCGTAAAGACTCGGATAAGTTGTGGCAATGCACCATCAATAGCCTCAGCTACCTCACCAGTAACGATCTGGCTACGGCCTTCTACCTCATTGCCGTAAGGATTACGTAAGTAATAGTCCAGAGCCTTGCGTCGTAGCTCGGTAGTCTCTGTCTCAATGTAACCGATGGCATTGTCGATTTCGTTCTCAAGAATGCCCTTGATCTGACCTTCATCCATCTTCATAGCAAATCCTTAACGGAAATTTTGCCTATTATACAATCCAATTTGTCTTAATTGGCAATGTTGTTGACCACGAACCGTCGCTCTCGTCAAGCCCTATTGCAAGGTATCTGAAGGCATCAGCGTAGTGGCTAGACCAGTCATGCAAAGGTTTCTCATAGAAAACATTGCGCTTCTCGTCATGCTCCCGACGGTAGTTCCTTAGCGCATTAAGCCCGTTCTTCGTCTTGGGATGAAACCAGCACCGGGGAATAAGTCTTCTGACCGCTTGTATGCCATCAGCCACAGATAAACGTGGACAAACCGTAATCGATAG